ATACACAGATATGTGGAGCGAGAGGTGGTTGCAGAACTATGCCACAGCATTGATGAAAGTACAGTGGGGCCAGAACTTGTCTAAATTTACTGGAATGCAATTGCCTGGCGGTGTTCAATTTGATGGCGCAACGATTCTACAACAAGGATTAGATGAAAAAAATAAAATAGAGGACGAAGTAATAGTCGGGCATTCCTTGCCTGTCATGGACATGATAGGATAATAAATGTTCGGAACAAGCACACACTTCAATAATTATGGCAATAGCCAAGAACAAAGTCTGGTCGAAGATCTTGTTCTAGAGTCTATTCGAATATATGGTATTGATATTACCTACTGTGCGCGTACGCTACAAGAGGAAGGGTACGATGCTCTCTATACTGAGAGTCCAAAAGAATACTTCAACCAAGCAGATGATGTAGAGATGTACATAGTTAATGTTGAAGGATTTGGTGGTGAAGGAGACTTGCTTGGTAGATTTGGTTTGGAGATTAGAGATCAAATGACACTGGCCGTTGGTCGTCGATCATTTGCATCTGCTGTAGGAACTCCACAAAATATTGATCGTCCGCAAGAAGGTGATCTAATTTACCTTCCTCTCAATACAAAGTGTTTTCAAGTAAAGCATGTTGAGCATGAGCCTGTATTCTATCAAATGGGTGCACTGCAATTTTATACTCTATCAGTTGAACTGTTTGAATATACTAACCAGAGATTAAACACTGGTATAACAGAGATTGATAGTATAGAAACAGAATTTAGTACTGATATATACCTGGATGTTCAATTGACTACTGAAGACGGATTTACAGCAATGTTTACAGAAGATAATGTAAGACTGTTATCAGAAGAAGAAGATCGTAGTGATAGTAGTACTACTGCATCTAAAGACTTTGATACGATTACAGATTCTGAAAACATCTATATTGAAACGCAATCGGATGCAATTGTTGACTTCAGTGATGCAGATCCATTTAGTGAAGGCGGTACGTTCTAATGCTAGGACAAACATATTATCATCAAACATTAAGAAGGTATGTTATAACATTTGGCACATTGTTCAATGATATAATAGTGCAGCGAAAAAATAGCTCGAACAATATCGTTCAGGACATCAAAGTACCTCTCGCATATGCTCCTAGGGAGAAAATGCTATCGAGGTTAATTGAAGATCCTCAACTTGATCGCGAGCCCGCTGTAGTATTACCTAGAATGTCATTTGAAATGGAATCGTTTCAATATGCAGCAGAGAGAAAATTGAACACTATTCATAGAAATGTTAGTGCATATGAAGATGATAAGGCTAAGATATATGCTTCGTACAATCCTGTACCATATGATATAGGGTTCTCGCTCAACATATATACCAAGTTTGCAGAAGATTCGACAAAGATAATTGAACAGATTCTTCCATTCTTTACACCAGAGTTTACAGCCACTATAACTGTAATCCCAGAGATGAGCTGGAAGCACGATATCCCAATTATTCTTAATTCTGTGAGTATGGAAGATACATATGATGGTGACTTTGAAACTAGACGTGCACTAATTCATACTCTGCAATTTACACTAAAGGGATATCTGTGGGGCCCATTGAAGAAATCTGGTGTTATCAAACAAGCAAACACAAGTTTTTATGTCGACGATGCCAGACTTAGGACTGGAGCAAATACACTTATTGCCAACTCGCATCCAAGTAATACAGTCTTTGCTACAGTAAATACAAGTATAGGCAATTCATCTATTTTTGCTCTACATAGTAAGACACTTACAACGCCTGGGATGTTAGCTAATGGTAGCCCAACAACAAATTCAAGTTTAACTGTAGACTATACATTAATTGATGAAGATGATGATTATGGAATAATACAAGATTTTGAGGAGTATTTTAGTGCCAACACAAGTGGATAAAATAGCAGACAGTTTAAACATGATACCTATAGTTGAGGAGCCAAAAGTTCCGGCGAAGGCAGAACCGACCGAAGTGGAAAATGATGTTGACTATTCTCGTGAGAACATCATTCATTTAATAGAACGCGGCCGCGATGCTTTAGATGGTATTATGGATCTAGCACAACAAAGCCAATCGCCTAGAGCATATGAAGTTGTTGCTCAAGTTATCAAGGTGGTAGGAGAAACTAATAGAGATTTAATTGATTTACAGAAAAAGGCAAAAGATTTATTTGATGAGAAGAATCCTAAAACAATAAACAACAATCTATTTGTGGGTAATACTTCTGAGCTAACCAAATTATTGGGTGGCAATGCAAGAAATACCCTTAAAGGAAAAACTCATGTTGGAGCAACCATCCCTACAGGGCCTGACGACTGACTTCACAGATTTAATATTGCCTTGGATCTCGGTTCTTATATCGCTAGTTGTCGCGATATGGTTTAAAGATTTTGCGACTAGCTTTGCTAAAGGAATAGCATTCTCTATGAGCAAGGCTTTCAACGAAGGTGATAAGGTAATATTAGATGGCGTAGATGCTATTATAGTTAAGATAGGTGTAAAGAATACTGTGTTTGGAATATACGGTGACAGAGGATATACATGGAGATATGTTCCTAATGAAAGAATTGCTATGCTTAAATTGGAAAAAGTTGTTGCAAAAGATGTACACAGAGATACACCACTCGAAGAAGCAAAAAGGATCCAAGCAATATTAGATGCTGGTCAAGATAAAGCAATTTCTACAAACAAAGAAGAAATAGAAAAACTAAAGAACGGAATGTAATATGTACGATTATAACTTTAAACTTATAAAAGTGGTTGATGGCGACACAATAGATGTTGACATTGACTTGGGTTTTGGTGTATGGTTAAGAAAACAACGCGTTCGTATGATGGGCATTGATACTCCGGAGTCTCGAACAAGAGACCTTGAAGAAAAAAAGTATGGACTGCTAGCCAAAGATAAGTTAATTGAACTTGTTGCTGGAGGTAGATTTTTAAAAACCTTTCTTGACAAAGGCAAGTATGGTAGAATACTTGGTGATGTAGAAGTATTTTATAGTGTACAGAATAGGTGGTGTGGTGCAACGGAGATTATGATTAGAGAAGGATATGGCGTTCCGTATAACGGCCAAAGCAAAGACGTCATACAAGAACAGCATATAGCCAACAGAACAAAGTTAAAAGAAAATGGCATTATCGTCTAACGAAATATACCTTGGAAATCCAAGGCTAAAAAAAGCTAATGTAAAGATAGATTACACAGAAGAGCAAGTTGCTGAGCTCGTAAAGTGTAGGAATGACATACATTACTTTTGTAATACGTATATGAAAATCGTTAATGTTGACGTTGGCATGATGAACTTTGAAACATATGATTTTCAAGATAACATTATGGACTCTGTGATGTCTAATCGTTTTACTATATGTAAGATGCCTAGACAGTCTGGTAAGACTACAACAATGGCTGCATTGATATTGTACTTTGCTATATTCAATGAAGCATTTAGTATTGCTGTTCTAGCGAATAAGGCAGCAACAGCTAGAGAGATTCTTCATAGAATTCAACTTGCATTTGAACATTTACCATCTTGGCTACAACAGGGTATTGTTGAATGGAACAAAGGTAATATAGAATTAGAAAATGGATCAAAGATAATGGCTGGTTCAACGTCATCTGGATCTATTCGTGGTGGTTCATTTAACTTGATATATCTTGATGAGTTTGCATTCGTTCCAGCACAGATGCAAGAAGAGTTTTTTGCTTCTACATATCCTACAATTTCATCTGGTGATACAACCAGAGTTATGGTTACATCAACACCAAAGGGAATGAATCTATTCTATAAGTTATGGATTGATGCACAAGAAGGTAGAAACGAATATCATCCAATTGATGTTCATTGGTCAGCTATTCCAGGAAGAGATGCGGCCTGGAAAGAAACAACAATTAAGAATACATCTGAAGACCAATTCAGACAAGAGTTTGAATGTGAATTCTTAGGATCTTCAAGTACACTTATCTCACCTTCGAAGCTAGCAACGTTGGTTTTTCATGATCCTAAGTATAAAAATGATAATGTAAAGGTATTTGAAGACCCAATAAAAGATCACGTCTATGCTATATCAGTTGATACTTCTCGTGGTATAGGTAATGATTATAGTGCATTTACTGTTGTTGATTGCTCTGTTGTACCTTATAAAGTAGTGTGCACTTATAGATCAAATATTATTAGTCCTATGTTATACCCAAATATTATCAATCAAGTTGGTCATAGATACAACGAAGCCATATGTTTAGTTGAGATAAATGATATAGGTCAACAGGTAGCAGACATATTGCACCACGATTTAGAGTACACTAATCTAATGACAGCACAGTGGAGAGGCCGTGCTGGCCAGATAGTTAATGCTGGATTTGGTGGTGGATCTCAGCAATTAGGTGTAAGAACAACAAAACAATTAAAAAGAGTTGGTTGTGCTTCATTGAAGACAATCATCGAGAATGATAAACTAGAGATTAATGATTTCGATATCTTCCAGGAGCTTACTGCATTTGCTGTAAAAGGAACGAGTTATCAAGCAGAAGAAGGACATCACGACGATTTAGTGATGAGTTTAGTACTATTTGCTTGGTTGACTAACCAAGAATACTTTAAAGAGCTAACAGATATAGATATACGAAAAAATCTATACGATGCTAACATTCATGCATTGGAAGAAGATATGTTACCGTTCGGATTTATGGATGATGGCCAAACCGATATCAAAGATAATGATGAATTCAGACATGGAGACTCATTGATTACACACAATCCGTACGAATTAGATAAGTTTGAAATTTTTTAGTGAACCCCTCTATTTTATAAATAAATACGAACCAATTGTCAACCGGATTAAAGTCCGAATAAAAGGAGAGTCACCATGGGATTTCAAGTCAGTCCAGGTGTTAATGTTACAGAGGTTGATCTAACCACGTTGATCCCAGCCGTATCTACTACGGAAGGTGCTCAAACTGGTTGGTATCGTTGGGGTCCTGCAGAGACCGCAATTCTAATCTCGTCAGAGGAAGAATTGGCCGCTACGTTTGGTGAGCCAGATTCTACTAACTTTGAGACATTTTTCACCGCAGCAAATTTCTTATCGTATTCTAGCAAATTGTTTGTATCTAGAGCTATTCCATCAGATGCAATGAATGCGACTACCCTACAAACCGAAGCCACAACTCCATCAGGCAGCAATGCTGATCATGTTGAGTTGGTAAAGAACAGAGACGCTTTTGAGTCTATTACGATGTCGTCTGCTGCTTCGGATTCAACATTCATAGCTAAGTATCCTGGTGCAGTTGGAAATAGTCTTAAAGTGAGTGTTTGTGACGGTCCTCTTGTGTTTACAGGCTCGTTTACAGGTACAACAAACAGTTCGGTAGACCATGGTGATGCGAACAACACTTTTGTAGCTAACTGTACAGTTGGTAATACTGCTATTGTTATGAAGGCATATGGTCGGGAATCAGGCGATTCGTCTAGTCAGACCAGTAACGCTATTCGGCTTAAGGCCAACAACGTAATGAACAATGCGCAAACATTTTTCACGGTTGGTGATATTGTTCGTTTGGGCAACAGCTCAATTGGTCTTCAAGAAGCTCAAATTACAGCGATTGGTGCTACGAGTGTTTCTGCAGAATACCATAGTGGTAATACTACTACAGAGTGGACTGCTACTTGTAACCTAACAATCGATGACAAGTATCGGTTGTCTACTGCTTACGGAGCGAACAGTACTGTCGGTGATGGTATTAACTCTGGTGGTCTTACTCGCTTCTGGGAAGGACATAATCTTACAGATGTTGCTCCTGGCCAGACCGATTATTCAAACAATGTTGCAAACAACACAGCTAATGATGAGTTGCACATTGTTGTTTGGGACCAAGATGGTACAATTACAGGTACTCGTGATACAGTTCTGGAAGTTTGGGAAGGTCTGTCCCGCGCCAGCGATGCCAAGAATGAGAGTGGCGAATCGATCTATTATAAAGATGTTATTAATGATCAATCACGTTGGATGTATGTTGGTGGTGCAGATATTCGCGCAACGTCGAATGTTAATACTGCAGCCGAAGCGTATACCAATACAGCACTAAATCTAAACAACTATGTCAATGCCGAGAAGCCTTATACAAAGAGCTTCTTGGTAGGTTCTGATGGCACGAATCCAAATGAATCTAATATCGCGATCGCACAGTTACAGACTGCGGTAGACGTCTTTAAGAATGCTGAAGACATTGATATCTCTCTAATACTGGCTGGTAAGTCAAGAGATGGTACAAATGGCACACAGTGGGCAAATTATCTAATTGATAATATTGCTGACATGAGAAAAGATTGCATGGTA